TAGCCGAATAGTCAAATATTTGACAAAATCCCATATAAACGCCACCGTTATCGCCACCGTTATATGCCATTGTCGCCAAAGAACTTCCAGAACCGGCATTAGCAGCCACACTTGGTGATGATCCATAAGCAGACATGAATATATAAGAAATTACGCTGCCTGCAGCAGCATTGTTATATTTCAAATAAAAACGACCATTATATGCACCCGAACCAGCGTTGATTACAACAATCAAATCTTTATACGACTGACTTATTGAATCAAAAGTAATTGTGGAATAATTACCGGCCAAAGTAACATTTCCCAATGGAATCCATGCAGTAGCCACAATCAACCCCTAATTCCGTAAAGAGAAATTCGAGAACCGGCCTTTATGTTAGCCGAACAAACAAAACTCACCGAACTGACTGCGCTAGTTGAACGATACAAAGCCGAAGCCTGGCTAATCCTGGAGTTAGAAGCCGTGGTTGATGAGGCCCCAAAAAATGAACGCATTGTTTTATATGTTGAACCGGTGTAATTCAAAATCTGCATAGTTCCAGTGCTGAAAGTGTTGGAAATATTGCTAGCCGCGAATAATTGTGACGGCCAATAAAAATAAGTATTTGCAGTAGATTGCGAACCAGTAACAGTAGAACTATAAGCATAAAGCGAGTGAGTTGAATACAAAGCAGAACTATCGCCATTGATTTGCATTGAAAGATTATCAAGCTGAGCAGCGTTCGTAGATCGCGCCACGATTCTAAATTCGAGATGCTTATAAGCCGAACTAATAGAACTAAAAGTCACCGATGAAATGTCCGAGCCGAGCGAAATGGTTTGAATCAGCTCATAATCCGCACCGGAGCCAGCCCCACCGCCCTGGCTAAGAAGGCCAAGAGGAAACCCAACCATTACGCCACCGCGCCGATAACTCGATAAGAGTTAGCCGCCACCTTAATAATCGAAGCCGCCGAATACTGTGTCCCCATAGTGAACGACTTAGCCGTTCCAGCCGTGCCAGCACCAGCCCAAGTCGTGATTCCAGTCCCAGCAGTAATCGACACCGTTCCAGCACCATCACGAATAATGTCAATACGCTCCCCAAGGTCAAAAACATCGGGAATCACGAAAGTCTGCGCCGAAGCGTTCGAAGTCACAAAAGTGGTATTGGCATCCGAAGCAACCGCCGTGTAAGCAGTCACCGTCGAAGCAGTAATGGTCGAATAGTTAATTCCAGTCCAAACGCCATGCGTGTAAAGGTCAAGTCCCTCAGTTGCCGCAATGAACGACATCATGCCAGCCGAAGCGGCAGTGCCTAAAGCCGAACTACGCGCACCAGTAGTGGCATAAACCTGAACAGTCTGATCCTGTAGATAAGTCTGCACCTGAGCAGAGGTGAGCAGCTGCCCGACCGTAAATTGTCGCCAACCTGCACCAGCCATTTAGACTCCTAACCTAAAAATCAATTTTACTTGCTCGTAGTCCAAGCTGAACCCGACCAAACTTTTGTCGTGCCAGTCACCCAAGCCGACCCATTCCAAACCTTAGGCTGCCCATAAACCCAAGCCGACCCAGACCACACCTTGACCTGACCAGCCCCAGACGGCGCAGCAACCGTTCCCGAAAAAGTGCCGGTCGTAATCGTGCCACCAGCACCAGAAGCCGACAAAACAAACGAATACGATTCCCCCGAAATAGTCGGAGTTCCAGTAACCGCACCATTACCACTATTAAGCGAAATGCCGGTAGGCAAAGCACCCGAATAAACCCCATAAGAAGTTGCGTTACTTGCGCTCACACCATCCGAATAAGCCGCACCAGCCTGAAACCCTGCCAAAGCCTGATCAGTCCAAGAAGGTGCAGCTGGAGCAGCCGAAGTAGTAACAGTGTTCGAAGTAGCATTCGGCCCCGGCACTCCAGAAGGTGTTTCAGCGTTTATAGTCCATGAATAACTTGTGCTAGGTGACAACCCTGTGACATAAGCTGTGCCAGAAGTTCCACCATTGCTTTGTGGCCCTACAGAAGCAGGCGAAATTGTGCCAGAACCGTTGAGAGTGAAAAACCACGGCTGTTGCCCGACTGAAACACCAGCAATACTCCAGGATAAAGTCGCAGTTGACGAACCTGTTGCAGTGGCGGAAATACTTACGGAAGCCATTTATTAGATGTTAATCCAAATGTCGCCCGAAGCAGGCGAACCAGGAGCAGCCGTGCCAACCGTCACATTTCGGCCAACCAATTTAGCCGTGTCCGAAGCCGTGCCACCAGTCAAAATAGCGGCAACCCAAGCACCCGACTGATAAACCTCGAGAACCTGCGAATCCGTGCGAAAAGACATCATGCCATTCGAAACAGCAGTTCCAAGTGCGCTTGAACGCGCGCTCGCTGAAGCATAAACCTGCACAGCTTGGTCTTGAAGGTATTGCTGAACCTGAGCTGCAGTAAGAACCGAGCCGTCACTAAATGAACGCCAACCTGCACCAGCCATTTTTTACCATCCTAAGTTGTTTGAATCAAGGTTACCAAAACCAACATCGTCAAGGATGAAAGAGGTAGTGGTCAAAGTTCCCAAACCAAGCACAACTCGATGCTCCGTCAAAGAAACAGTGTGATTGATAGCAATAATTTTGGCGTATTTGGTAATCGCCGAACCCACCTTATTAGGCGTGAAAATCACCTGAACCACTGAACCCAGTTCAAGACCCAAAATCGTATTTTGATTGGCAGTGCTTAGGTTAGAAACAATAATTTCGACCTGATCGAACCGGTATTCAGGTTGCGCATAAAGGCCAACCGTGTAGGTCGCTAAAAGCGCGGCATCCGAATCAGTATTGAGTAAAAGCCCAGTTTCCGACAAAGTTCGCACACCATACAAAGCCTGCGAAGCTGTGTCATTCGCCTGGTTGACTGTGCTAGAACCCTTACGACTAGTTTCAACCTGTGTGTAAAGCAGTTCCGAGCCATAAACAACCTTGACTTGGGAATAAATAATTCCCGAACCATTATCGGCTAAGACTGGAACGCTCGAGCTAGGGAAAATGTGGCTACGGTCATAAAAAGTTAAAGCACCCGACTTGGCAACAAACAATTCGCCAGGTTCCGAGTTTTCAATGGTTTGCAAATAACCCAAAACATTATCTGAAGCCGTTACAGAATCACCCTGGAGCGTGGCCTGACCAGCATCCACAGCTGAACCAAACAACCAGTTCACAGAAGGGTCAGTCAAAATAGCGTTCACTCGCGCACCCGACAACTGCGAAGTGTAGGTGCCGGCAGTCAAAGTCTGATTCGCCAAATAAGTAAATCCGTCATAAGCCGAAACCGTGGCAGTCGAATCCCCATTCGGCGCATAATCCAAATTCCAGTCATCGACCGTGCCATAAAACACAATCACACCATTGGCATAAATGCGGATGTCGCGACGAGGCACAATCTGGCCATAATACGGTGAAGCAGAATATGTCGGGTCAAAATACCGGTTCCGGTTATTGAAAGTGACGTTAATGTGACCGGCTTGATAGCGATCTAGAGTTCGCGACTTACCTCGAGCAGTCGAAAAACCAATAATGTAGGCCGAAACATCACCCCAGTTAGTGCCAGGCACCAAAACATAGGTCGTATTGCCTAAAACACCTTTAGTCGCATCGCCTAGAGTAAACCAGTTGCCGGGAGCCTTTTCGTTAAACGCTAGTTCGACTTTGTAAGTCGGTTTAGCCATTATGCCGACTTCCAAACCGCACCATTAGCGCGCTCATACTGCTTGAGAACATTTACAATCTCGCGACCAACAGAAGTGCCATTCGAACCCATACCGGCATGGACAGTCAAATTGATTACAGTCGAACCGCCACCAGTTTTACCCATCTTGGACAGCGGAATAATCGCTTCCGCCTGACCGCCCTCAGCAACATTCACCAAACGACCGCCAGGCGTAGCAGGCACAATTCCACCCTCAGCGAGCTGCGGAATTTTAGGAATGTTCACACCGAAAGTTTGACCGCCAACAATCGGCACCCATTTAGGGATGTCAATCTTTATCGAATCAAGCGCACCAATGATTGCATTGATCAGCCCAATCCAAATGTTGACATAACCCTTGAAAGCATCGCCAATACCCTTGAAAACCGCACCAAAAGCAGTCGCAATACCATTCCACACCGTCGCAAAGAACGACCCCAAGTTTTTCATCGAATCCTGCAAAAACCCGACAAACCCTGACCAAATTTGTTGCCCCAACTTAGTCTGCGTAAAGAACCAAACTAAAGCAGCCACAAGGCCAGCAATAGCAATAACAACCAAAGCAATCGGGTTAGCATCAAGAGCCGCATTCCAAGCCCACTGAGCAGCCGTAGCCAAACCAGTAGCCACCGACTGAGCAATCACAGCTGCTTTAGCCAACAAACCGCCCTCAGTGTTAGCCACAATCGCAGCAGTATTACTAATCCAAGCAATCGTAGAAGTGACCAAAGTAGAGTTTGTAATCGCATACCAAACAGCGGCCAACTTTTGAGCCACCATGTGTTCCTCGGTCGCAAGCGTTCCACCAAACACGGCAGCAGTTAGAGCCTGCTGGAAAATGGTAACGGCCCCCAGGATGAACTGGACAGCCTTGTAACCTTCCCAGACAGCAATGCCGGCAGCCACACCAATCGCCAACGCCGACAACCAACCAATGTTTTGCTGAATAAAGTTACCCAAATTGACAAAAGCAGGCACAATCTGATCCGTGATAATAGCCACCAAAGCTAGGAAAACAGGATAAAGAGTGGCCTTGATAGTGTTCGCCAAATTGTCGAAAACTTCATGATTCTTTTTGACCCAAGCAGTCGCATTTTCAATCGCCGGAATCAGATAAGCCTGGATGGCTTCCTTCAATCCGTTGACCACCGGCAACATAGCCGAACCAATAGTGACCGACAAGCCCTCCATAGTGGCTTGCCACTCGCGTTGAGCCTTTTTAGATTCCCTAAACTTCGCAGCTGCAGCATCATCAATAACCAACCCCATAGCCTGCGCTTTAGAAGTCAATTCCGCGATGCCATCGGCACCCTTATTCAAAATAGGGAGAAGCTGCGCTCCCGAACGGCCAAACAAAGTAACAGCCAAAGCAGTCTTTTCAGAACCGTTTTGCATCGAAGCAAACTTGTTAGCAATATCCGGCAGAATCTCAGCCAAATTCTTGACATGGCCATTCGAATCCAAAACCGAAGTGCCAAACTCTTTTTGAAAATCAGCAGCCTTTTTAGAACTCGAACCAGCCGAAACCAAATTCTTAGAGAACCTAGTTAGTGAAGTGGTGACCTGATCTGACTGAATACCAGCCAACTGAAAAGCACCTTTTAGGCCAGAAACCTGCTCAGTTGTGCCGCCAATAACACGCTGAAGCGACAGGGTAGAACTAGCCAAAGTTTCAAAAGATTTGACCGAATCATCAACCAGTTTGCCAATACCAAAAGCTGCAGCCGCACCAGCAGCCACCAAAGCAAGCGGCGAAACAAGCCCTTTAAGTTTGCTCGCAAAACCAGCCACAGCAGTCTGCGCACCAGTCAGCTGAGAGGTGTCGACCTTGTAGGCGATAGGGAAAATAATTGCCATTAGCGATATCTCTCATTGATTACTTTGCTTGCTTCATCAATTGTAATTTGAAGCTGGCCTTCAACATCCCGGCTCGCACCCTCACCAGCAGGATAGACATAACGCGAAGCAGCGCGAATCGCATTCAACCTGGCAATCAAAACGCGACCCGAACGAGTCTGACCCTCACTTCTACGACCAGCCATGTCGGCAATGCTAGTTGCGGCAGAATTTGCTTTCACCGACAACAAAGGCGTAACGGCGGAAGTCTTAGAACCAGTGGACTTAAAACTCAAAGTCGTTGAAGTAGCCGAAGTGCCAACACCCCAACCGAGTCGGCCATTATTGTTCATTCCCGACAACGGAGCAACGGTCGGCAAATTACTGGAAATGGCTGTTTGAACAGGCTTACCGATGTCCTTAATACGCCTCACAAGCTGCTTGCGCAACTCGGGATCAATAGACTTCAAAGCCTTGAGCAGATTAGCGGCGGTGCCTGGAACATCTGCCATAACCGAAACCTAACTTTGCTGATTACGAGCTACCAGAACGCGGCTCATAGTGAACAACATTCGGTCGCTTTCCTGCATCAAAAGGCTAGGAGCAATCCCGGTTTCGCAAGCAATCGTCGCGATATACCAGTGAGCCGAGGTTTCGCCTAGCCCTTTGATTTTGGGTCAACATCGCTAGGTGCAACGCTATCGACCAACTCAACCCAAGTGTCAAAGTCCTTATCAGTAACCTTTTTGCGAAACAAAGAATGCCACGCCAACCAAAGCAGGTAGGTGTATTTCATGTTTTGCTCGAGGTTAGTGACCGCGATTTCAAACTTGGTTTCAAAAGCAACTAGATCAGCAGCAGAGGCCGTAGCCTCTGCCGCCGAGCCGTCGATGTATTCAATGCGTAGGTTGATTTTCACTTTTAGTCCTAGACAGTTCCGCGAACAACCGAGCCAGAAGTTGGCCAAGTTACAGAGAATGAGCTGAGGTCACCGATAGTGCCGTTGATTGGCTGGTAAGCGTTGATAAGCGCGTTCACGGTGTAAGAAGGGTTAGTTGCTGAAACAGCAGTGCCGTTTGGCTTGATAACCACGGTGCCGATGGTGTTCAACAAAGGCCAGATAGTTGCATCGACAGCACCAGCAGCATAGTCCTGGAAGAAGTCAAGCTTTAGCGAACCCTCAAGGATGCCACCAACAACAGTCTTGTAAACAGTTGAGGACTGGCCGAAGGTGGTGGTGTCAATGTCCTTAGATGAAACATCCAGGGTCACTGAGTGAAGTGCGGAAGTCAGGTCAGTGCCATTTAGGCTAATCTGAAACTGAGTGGCGAGAAACTTTGCCATTTCTTATTGCTCCTAGTTTGAGTAAACAATGACTGCAAATTCTGCAGCCAAATACGGTGTGTCTGCGATTTGAATTGAGCCGTAGCTACTCAACCCGGTCACTCGCAGATCGTTGCACTTTCCACCGAGTGTCCTGTTCGATTCTAACACTTGCTTGATACTCGTAGCCCCGGTGCTTGAACAGTAAGCATCGAGGTTTGCTTGTGCAGAACGGTCGGTTGCGCGGCCAACAATAACAGTCAATTTGAACTTGAATTCATCCAAGCCTCGACCCATGCTCACATCGAAATTGATTGTGTTCGGCTCGATAATGGCGATAGGTGGACTAACAGTGTCAGGCACAAAAGAAGAAGTTCGAAGCCCTGAAATGCCGGCAAGGGTTGTCGCAATACCTGAGCGAAGTTCGCTAAGAGTAGCCATTACATCATTCCGTTTACGCGGCGATACGGATCAACAAGTTGGCGAACATCAGGGTCAAGTTGCGATGAAACTCGCATAACACCCATGTCACCAAAACCAGCCACACCCAGAGGCGAATCGTTGCGTTTGAAAATGCGTGAAGCCTGGATGATTGTCGCCGCTTTGATAGCAGTTGGCACCGAATCCCAACCCCAAGTGCCAGTAACACGAACCATCGCATTACCACCAATAGTCGGGAACAGATAACGCCAACGCGCACGAATACCGGTAGTTGGCGACATCAAGCCATCGGTCGGGTATTGAGCGTTCAAAGGCTCGAGCTGGTAATCGCCAGGCGCACCATTCACATAATTAGCCCAAACAATGTCGTAGTTACCGTTCGAGGTTGCAGCTGTAGCCAATTCGGTAATGGTCAGCAGGTCATCGATAGGGCAAAAGTAAGGGTCTGAGGCCGAAAAGTAACGGATTTGTGAACCCATGTTGTAAAAAACTCGAGCAGTGTAAGCATCGACGAGGCGCGAAGCCGATTCGACAGCCAACTCCAGCAAAGAGTCGTCAACAGTGTCGGTAATGCGGAGCGCAGCCTTTACATCAGCCAAAGTGCAATAACCGTTAGTGATCGCCACGGAAACTCCTAAATCGTTATGTCTAGTTTATCGGCAACCCGAGCTTTGATTTCGGTGGAACTAATTCCCCAGGTGTAAGGGATGTAAGCCAAGCCAATGTTGCGCTCATCAAGCCAATCTTGAGTGAAACCCATCTGCTTGTAATAGTCCTTTTTTGCCCAGTCCGACCCGATTACAACAAAATCAGGAGCCACCTTTTCGATGGCTGTGCGCGAATCGGCTCCGTCATAATTTGGCACAACCGCAGTTACATACTTGCAGGCCAAAAGCACCTTTTTGCGTTCCTCGAACGACATCACCGGCGGTTTGCCCTTGTAGTTGCGAATAAAATCATCGGTGTTCAGCGCAATCCAAACCTCACCAAGCGTTCCAGCCATCAACTGACACTTTTTGAGAAACTCGACATGACCGGCGTGAAACAAGTCAAAAGTTCCTCCGGTGTAAACCTTTAGTCCCATCGGTTTTGCCTCCTAGTTGCTAACTGCCACGGAAATGCCTCTAAACGGCCTTCAGCGGCTCTCTGAGCGAATAACTGCTGGTTCTTGGCGTAAGATACCGAGTTGCGGTTTTGAAAGCCGCTAAGGAGCGTAGAGGAGTTGTCATGACCCATCTTGACCGGCAGGGTCGTTTTAGGCACTCCAGCCAAATCCACCCTGCGCTCCAAATCATTATCGTCAAAATACAACGGATAAAAGTTCTCATCATAAAGGCCGACCTTATCGACCATGCCCTCACCAAAAACAACCCCCGACCACTTCGGCTCAATATCCAAAAAGTTCAACGCCTGCGGATCTACATGCAGCTCAATCTTGGCCATCTCACCAGGCATAAACCAAGCATCATCATTCACCAAAACCCAAAACGGCGCATACGGCGTGGACTTCACAATCAAATTCCAGGCACCAACTAAGCCCAAGCCAAAAGGCACGCGAATCACCCACATGTTTACCACCCATGCAGGCTTTTCAGGATTCCACTCAGCCTTGCCCGAATTATCGACAATTACCAAATGCTCAACCGGATAATCGATGCTCGCAAGGAGCCGGTCAGCCAAATCGAATCGGGTCAAAGTCGCAAACCCGACAACCGGAATCATTTGAGCAACTTAGCCAACAAAGGCCGCCAAAAAGTTTGATAAACATTCTCAGCCGAATACTGTTGCGCCCACTCCAAAGCCTTCTCAGACTTCCCACGAGGCCGCGCATAAGCCTCCGCGAGCGCATTAGCCATCGCCGGAATAGACGGAACCCCAAACCAAGCCATCTGCGACTCATCCCACAAAGGCTGGCACGGAACCTTCCAACCATCGCCCACAAGCTCAGAGGAAGCCGCGAAATCACTCACAATCACCGGAGTGCCACAAGCCTGCGCCTCAATCGTCGCAACCCCAAAACCCTCACCATAACTAGGCGCAAGCAACACATCGCAAGCCGTGTAAATTGCAGCCAATTCCTCCTGGCTAATGCCATAGCGATACTGAATCTGATCGCAAAACAAAACCTGCTCATTAGTCAGACCAACAGCAGTCAAAAGGTTGCCCAACTTCCAACCACCAAACGCACCAAACATGTCCGAGTGAATGTAAAGAATCGAGTCAGGATGCGCATCAGCAAACAACTTGAACGCCATAAACGCCTCAGCGACAGCCTTACGGTGAATCAGGCTGGTGCCTTTATTGGCAAAATTCATGCCCACCAAAAAAGCGTTCTCAGGAATACCCATAAAAGCACGAGTATCTTTGCCAGCAATCTGTGAAGTTGGCTTAAACGCCTCATCAAAAGCATGAGGCACATACTCGGCCTCAATGCCGGCAGCCAATAAAGCCTGCTGGCCAAAACGACTCATCGCAATCGGAGTCACATTCTTACGATTAGCCCAAGCCGCCACCAATGGAGGCACCGGCGAATGGTCAACCGGAATCCAAGAAGCAATGTTGAACTCATCGTATTTTTCGCCACGCAAAACCCAAGCATCGTAAAGAGTGACCAACACATCCTTCAACTCAGGGTCTTGAGCCTTGAAAGTCGCCACATTGTGAGCATGATTCAGCGGCGTAACATCCTGCGAATACAGGTCTGCGCCACGCGCATACTCAGGCACCTTGCCAAAAGGTGATTCATAAAAACCATTCACACCCTCGCGACCATAGTTGCTCAAAATAGCAACCTTCAAACCGTCACGAATAAAGCGATCTACAACCTGTTTAGTCTGAACTCCATAACCAGTCGGAGCAGTCGGCGAATTACTGAACCAAGACACAATGCCTTTAAGGTTCTGTTTAGCCGGATTACCTGAAACACCCATTTTTGCCTCCCGTAGCTGAGTAAGTAAAGCCTAGCAAAAGGAAACCCCCCGAGGCCTACGCACCTCGAGGGGAATCCAGTTTGCTACTGATTAGCTTGCGCCACCAGTGAACTTCTTGACATGCGAAGTCTGAACAAGCGCGCCATCGCCACGGTAGGTGTAACGGAAAGTCACCTGGTCGTTAGCGAAAGCGTAGTCGTCAGAGCGGTCAAGACGAATACCAGGCTGAACTTCGCGGATGTAGTAACTTGCGAGGTCACCGAACAGAACCGATGCCTTGCCAGTTCCAGCCGAAGCGAGGTCTGGGTTTTCGTAAATTGGGTAACCGAGGAGCAAGTCCATCTTGTCTGCCGAAAGAGCAGGGTCAAAGATGTAGCGACCGTAGTTGTCCTTGAGGCTACGAACTGCAGCAATCGAAGCCGAGTTCATCTGGAAACCAGCACCTGGACGACGACGAGCAGCAGTGTTCAGCGAGTAAACCAGAGCAATCAGGTTGTCTGCAGTGAACGCACCAGTAACACCAGTTCCACCGGTTACACCAGCAGCAGCGTTAGTTGCAAGTCCAGCAGCCTGAGTGGTTCCAGTTCCGTTGGTGAACGAAGCGTTCAGAGCAGAACCGAGGCCGGTTCCAATCTGGTCGCTCAAGAAGCCAAGCAGGTCAACCGAAGTGTCCTGCAGAAGCTCACGAGCAACAGTGATCAAGCCACCGGTCTTCCAAGCCTGAAGGGTTACGAACGAGTTGAAAGTTGGGTCCTGCTCAGCCAACACCGAACCAGCAGCGGTCAGGGTTGCGGTTGAGTAAGCCGAAAGCGATGGAATCTGCAGAGGCTCACCACCCGAAGTGCGGAGAATGGTCGAAGTGGTCAACATTGGGCCAACATACTGAGCCTTCATGATGATGTTCGAGTAGAAGTCGGTCGGAATTGGCGCACCGGTCGATGCTGGGCCAACTGCACGAGTTTCAGTTCCGAAGTCAACCGAACGAACTTCGCCACGAGCCATAGCGCGGATGCGCTCCTCGTCGCTAGCCTTCGCAGCGGCTACTGCAGGAGTGAAGTTCTCAGCGGCCTCAGCTGCACGAGCCTCACGGTCGGCATCCTTCTTAGCGTTTGAAATGAGAGCAGCACGAGCGTCAAGGTCAGCCGACATGCGGTTGTAGGACTCGGTTTCCTCAGCGGTCAGTGAGCGGTTTTCGCCCTCTGCGCGCTCGAGGAGTTCCTTAGCCTGCGACCAGATGTTCTGGCGAGCCTCGATCTGTGCCTTTAGAAATTCTGACATGAGAATCTTTCTATTGGTTGTGAATTAGGGAATCGCCGCCGGTGTTATCACTCGCACGACTGCTAGGCGTGTTATCACTGCCCATCACTAAAAGTTTAGTCGCACTATGCATAGGCAGAAAAAAAGAACTCCCTCCGGAAAGGGTAAAACCGGAGGGAGAGAAACGCTAAAAAATTAGCGAGTTTCTTTTGACTCGACAACACGAACTTCGTTGGCCGGTGTCGAAACTAGAGGCTCATTCAAGCCCTCAAGAAAATCGATAGTGTCCTTAGCGAAACCGACTGAAGGATTACCAGTAACTTCCTTGATAACAGCAACAGCAGCTGCAATCTGATCAACAGTAGCCATTAGAGAGCCTTTCCTTGCAGGTCAAGTTTCTTTTTCATAATGCTCAGGTCAACAGTGACCGGCTCAACCGGTGCAGTCAACTTGCCGACAACTTCACGAATCGACTTAGCCTCAGATTCGGTCAAAGTGTCGCCCTGCTCCAACTTCAACAAACCAGCAGTCAAAACATCCGCATCGATAGCGCGAACTTCCGAACGGACCGAAGCAGTCGACGCAGGATAAGCCGGAAACGCAGTAATCGAAACTTCGTGCAACTTGACATTGTTCAAGGTGCGAACAGTGCCATCAGTGTTCCAAGAGTCGCCACCAGCAGGAACCTGGAAACCAAAGCTCATGCCGGCAACATCGCCACGCTTGATAAGAGTCGCAGCATCGCGACCAGCTTGAGTGTCAGGCAAAGTGGCACGAGCCAATAGGCCATTAGCATCCTCAGTCAAAACAAGAGTGCCTGAACGAGTTGATCCAAGAACCTGGCTAGTGTCATGGTTCCAAAGCAACTTCACATCGTAGCCGCGAGTCTTGATTGAACGAGTGAACGCTCCAGGAGCGATGTATTCGGTGAACTTGCCACCAATAGGGTCGCTAGGTGAGTTGAAACGAGCTGCATAACCCTCAAAAGTCATGCCATCGCCACCCTCGACTGCACGCAATTCAAAATCGCCATGGTTCAGGCGAGTTTCAAAATCCTTGGCTCTGTCCTCAACTGGCACTTCCTGAGTTGGCTCAAGACGGCGAATAATCAAATCAGCAGCAGTAGCCCACTTTGAACGCCCCATGTCCATCGACATTTCCGGAGCGTTATCAGCAATTGAACCGGCCATGTTGTTTTCGGCAGTTTCATTAGGTTCGGCAGGTTCCGAAATGTCGTAACCCTCAGCAACTTCCTCGACATCAATTTCAAACTGGTCAGCGAAACTATCACCAACGGTTGCTCGCAACTGCCATTGCCACTTTGAGTGCATGTCTTGGCGTTCAGCCAAAAAGTTCACAATTCCCTGCTCGCCCAAAGCAGTCGCGCAAGTAAGAGCCTCAATAACCGAAGCACGCACCGACTCATTGGCCTTGTAAAGCGACTGAGAGAGCGAAATAGGGTCATTTGACGATGCCGCCATGCGAACCTCATCCGGGTCGGTCAAGTCAGGCATCAAGAACGGTGCATCAAAATTGAGTTTGCGGATGTTTTCAGCAATTGGATCAATGCTCGAATCGGCATCCTCATAAATGTCGCCGAAAAATTCGTGGAACTGGCTGAACATTGCGCCGCGAACATTCCAATGTGCTCCGTGAGCCAAAAATTTGAAAGTCACGACATCAGCCAAAAGGTCAGTGAGTTCGGCTACGAGGTCGAGCTTGGTAGGTTCGAGAGCCTCTTGCGCGGCATCAGGGTTCATTGACATATCTGCCATGTTCACATTCCCAATCTTTTTAGAATCTGGTTCAAGTTTATCTCTATTTGGTATTTACTCAGTCGGCGCAGGGAAGTCCGTAATTAGTAAATCTGTTTGAACCATGAAATCGCATGGTTGTTGCTAGTTGAAATGACCCAAATGGTTTCAAACGGATTCAACATCAAATCCATTGAATCATTCGCTGAAAGTTGCAACCCAGTTGAAATTGTGACGCTTGAATCGCCGCCAATGTAAAGAGCAGTCGTGGCTGAATTGTTGTTCAAATGCAGACGATAAGGCTGGTTATCCGTGCCGTCAATCTGCACCGCCGCGCTATTGCCGACGCTCATCTGCCCTGTCGAGATAGCCATTATGCCGAATAAACAGTGCCAGGAGCGTTCGGGTCAATCTGCGCAACCTGCTGAAGCTGTGCCGAAGGAACCCCAGTGTGATCCATAGCAGGCAAACCAAGAACTTCAAGGACACTCTTAGGGTCAAAACCAACCTGAATAAGTTGCTGAGCCATCTTGACCTTGCCCTCTTGAGCAGACAAGTCTGCAGCGTTCAGGTTCACATTTGCAAGTGGAACACGATAAACATCGCCACCGTCAATCGGTGCAAAGTCCTCGAGGCGGCGAATGTCATTTAGCGACAACCAACCTGTTTGATTAGCAGTCGAATAAGCCTGCATACGAGTTTGGAAATCGGCACGAATCAAGCCATCCAAGTTCCATTTCAAATAAGCCCCACCAGGTAGCAGGGTCGAATAGCCAACCTCAATCTTTTCCACAAAAGGCCGAAGCGTATAAGTCACAAAGTCTTGAGTCATCTGCTCGACCGAAGCGTGAGAGTTGTAGCCCGGAACGCCTAGAAGGTGAGGTGGAATCTGGAACATGCGAGCGATGTCAACAACAGCCATGTTTCGGCTTTCCAACATCTGCGATTCCTCGGGAGTTGACCCGATCTTGGTGTATTTCGCTCCGCCACTCAAAACACCGGTGCGGTGCGCCTTACGGTAACCCATGTGGCGAGAATCAAAACCATCGACCAATGCTTTAGCTTGTTCCCTAGCCAAAGTGCCAGGGAATTCGATAATGCCAGCAACTTGCGAACCGCCACCAAAGAATCGAGCAGCGAACGCCTGCAAAGCAATACCAAGGCCGATGTTTTCCTTGAGAGCCTCAACACGACCCTTACCAACAATCGCACCAGGCAAAAGCATGTCGGTTATGTGCAAAACATCGTCACTAGTCAAAGCCTTACCAGGCTCGCCAGTGTAAGTGTAAATTTTGCGGCCAATAGCATTGCGCTTAACATTCATCAAAGTCGGGTCAAGAGCCACCAAGTTGACAATGTTGCCCTGCTTATCGCGGAAAACTCGAGTGTAAGAGTTACCCCAAACCAAAAGGCTAATCAAAACCTGCTGCCAGTGAGCCTGGCTAGAGATCAAGTCAACATCCGGTTTTGAAACCCATTCAGGCTTAGGTCGAAAAGGTTTACGCTCCCCATTGACTTTGTAAAAACAATCCACCGGCAGGGTCGAGATAGAACCCGAAATCAGGTTTACAGCTGCATAAAAAGCACTGATACCAAACGAAGCATCCGGAGTGACATTGGCACCCGAATCTGAAGCCCAAGCCAGCGAATCGCCAGCACCCCAAATCGACTGAAACGAAATCGCGCGAGATTCATCATCGCCTGAGTTGCGAGATTCAAATAAACCGTTGAGCATTACTTGCCAGCCCTCTCAAATGCCAAACCAAAAGCAACTAAACCAAGGCCAGCAACAACCAAACCAGCAGGAACACACCAAAGACCAACACCGAGGCTAACAACAGCCAACCCAACTGCTTCAAGAATCGTGGCAACCATTCACACACCTTTAGACAAAGAACTCGGGGATAACCTGCGCTTCTAGTTTAGCCGAGGCACGGTCATAGGCTGCAATCGCGGCAACAGCACAGTCAATACGCCGATTAGAGTTTCGATTTTCTTTCACAATACGAACACCCAAATTGTCGGCCTTAGTCACAGCATTACTGAAATGGCGAACCACCATCGGATCACCATCAGTCACCAAACGCTTCTCAGTCACCGCATCATAAAACTTCGCGCAAGCCGTAACCATGCGTCGAGCATTCGTCGTAGGGTATTCAACAATCGGGATTCCTTCATCCTGTAAAACCTCCATAGATCGTTGCCAGCGATAAGGGTCACAAGCAACCTCTCGCACCTTGTATTGTTGACAAAATTCGCGAATAGCCTGTTCAGCCTCTTGAATTTCGACTCTCCACATGTCATCGGCTCCGACAGGCTTTTCCCAAGCCTTCACCAGGAATACATAAGGCTTCTCATCGCCGACCGGAATTGAACAACCGACGATGGCAGTCGTGTCGCCACTAAATGAGCCATCGAAACCCAGGATGTATTCGGCCTCGACATCGAGAGGTTTCGCATCAGCCAAAGTTTCCCAAGTTCCCGAAGGCAGCCAAGATAAAGCCGACGATACCCATTGATTCAGCCGTTTAGTTCGAAACTCTGCCTCTGGAGTTCGCTTTACAGCCGACTCAAAATCGGCTCGGCTCACAATGTCATCAAAGCCAGGGTTCGCCAACTCCCAATTCACCGGATCGCGATGGTCAGCCTCAGCTGGAGCCTCCCACCAAGCCATGAAAAAGGCAGGGTCATTTATTTCCCCAGTAGCTACTCGCTTGCCGTATTGATAAAGCGAATAACAAACCGAATCCTGCCCAGTCGAGTCAGAATTCACAC